ATAACTGCTTCTATTCTGTTAAGTTGGTCTCCATTTGCTCTAAGCTGTGCACTTTCTAAAGATAATAATTTAATTCTTTGTTCTAATTTAAATATATTATTTTCAATATCTTCAATCTGTTCAACTGCTATTAAAGGATTTCCTAATTTTCCAGTCATTGCTTTCTCTGCTAAAACTGATGCTCTCTCTCTCTCGCTTTGAATTTCTGTTAACAGGGTGTCGACATTTCCCTTGGGGTCTTCTATTAATCCACTTGCATATTTGCTCACTAAAGAGCCAACGACAGGTATAGATTCTATAACTGCCCCAAATTTCTCTCCAGCAGTTATTCCCTCATCAATAACCTTTTGCTGTATTGTTTGCAATGCCATCTCTCTCGCTGTTTCTGGGTTTTGTATTAATGTTTGAACTTCCTTGCTGTCAAGATTAGGGAATGCATCTAATATTACTTGTGTAATCGCACCAATCCCTGCTCCCATGACTGGGATTTTTTCTATTGCTGTTGGCTCTGGGATATCTAACTCTGTTCTTTCTGGGAGGGTTTCTTCAAAAACTCCTTTCTCTTCTAAAAATCCTCTTGCTTCTTCTCTTGTTGCTTCTTGTTCTTGTAATTGTCTGGCTTCTCCAAATTCGAGAGCTCTCCCCCCCTCACCACTTTTACCCTCTATAAAACTTTTAACATCTCTTTCTGTTAGCCCTGTAAAAACTTGTCCACCAACTTCTACACCTGTTGCTTTCCCACGGCTATCTCTAAGAATTACAGGAGCCTCAGAAACAGGTGTAGGTTTAGGTTGTGGGCTTGGAGCTCCTGCCAAACTTCTTGGGTCTTTTTTAACTGCGATAGCTTGTCCTAAAGGAGTTTTTCTAAATTTTTCCCCTGCTTCTTTTTGTAATTCTTCAAGAGATATACTTTTCTTTTGTTCATCTTTCTTTTTCTTGTCTTTTTCTAATCTCTTCGCTAATGTAGTGATTACCATTATTCACCTGCCCCTGCAGTCAAGTCCTGAGGCTGAGCTTCCAATCCTTGCTGAGCATCCTTGCCCTGGTCTTTCTGCAAATTATCTAATAAAGTCTGAGGTGGGTTTAACTTAATTTTTATTCCTAATTGATTCCAAATTTGTTTTTCCAAAAATCTCTGCTCTCTTGCAAACACTGTTTCATGTGCAAATACTTCCATCTTTCCCCCGCTCTCTGTTGAGCCTGATGCACCAAATAATATTAAAGGAAGTCCTAACTTTCTATAAAATCCATTTCTTATGTCTGTTCTCCAATCAAGAACAACCTGATTAAGATTAACTTGGACAGTTTCAAAATCAAGTATGTCCTCGTCATCAGGGATAAACAAATCTCCTCTATTCTTTCTTGCATCTTTAATTTTAGACATAACTTTTGAAATCTTAGTTGTGTCATCTGTTTTCAATTTCCAAATTATAAAAGGTATAGCTTGATGATGCATGAGTTGCTTTACATCTTCAAAACTCTCATTGTCCGCGAGTATTGTTGGCACTAATGCATCAATAACAGAAATCCCGTGTATTTGGTCAGCGAATCTATTTTTAGAAATATGTAGGATTTGTTGAGGTGTAAATGTATGAATTGTTTTTGGGGAAATACCTAATTTTCTTTTAATAAATCCTACTTTCCCAACCTGTTCATATCTTATAATTATCCCCTTTCCATTAATAATAGTTTTCATAACTCCGGGGTCTAAACATTTAAGATTAATGAGAGTTCCCGAGTCTGGATTTCTCACAATCTCGGCATAACTATCTCCGCCAATATTGCTAACTAAATCCAAATTGAATATAATGTCGTCGAAAGTGTCCTTGCCCCAACCCGAAATATTATTTAAATTAGATTCTGTTGCGAAGTCTGCTGTCCAACCCTTTCCAGTATTCCAAACAGACTTCATTATTAAAGCACTTTGCAAATCTGCGACTTGATTAAAATATCCCCATTGCTGAGACCAATTAGTATTAATCCATTCGTTTTCTTTTTGATCTGAAATTCCATCTGTCTCCATCGAAGGGATTGTTACATCATCTGCAAAATCATCCTTGGTGCTATTATCTAATTGGGTTATATCTACCATTGCCATTTTATAAATCAATCCTGAAAGGGACTGGGAAAGTTAATATTGTAGAAACTCCGTCACCAGCCCAACCATAATCAGTATCACTCCAAAAAGTGACATCTCTTCCTTTAGGGTCATGTGCAAAAAAATAAATTCCGTGTGCGTTAGCAGTTGCACCAGGTCCCCCTGCATATTGTTCTATTGTTAATCTTAAATATTCTCCTGCTTTGATTATTGTCGAAGGAATATCTACCTCTATGCAAAACATCGCCGTAATTGTATCTATTCCCTGCCCTGCAAAAATTGGCGATTGCCCCGACGCTATTTCTGTTTCAGTTGTCCCATCCCATTTTCTAACTTTTGCAATAATATAGCTTCTATACTGACTTCCCCCGTGTTGCATATTAACACCGAAAGGGACATTGATGTTTGTTTTTCCTCTAATCACGCTTTGCCTATTAAACAAGACATCAAAATCTTTATCAATTATTAATGTTCCGCTTATAATATTTGGGGTGTTGAATGTATTGCTTGTATAAGATGCGAGGCTCCAAAATTCATTATTTGAAAGTATTGCTCCCCCTGATGTATTCCCTGCATAGAATTTTACTATCCCTGTGTTTGTTGCAATATCTTCAAAGTCATAACTCGCAATAGTTCCTGGTGTGCCCTCGCTATAAGTTTTTTTAATTCCCATTAATCCATGACCTCTTGAAATTTTTTATCTCTTAAATCTTTCATAATTGTGTCTGCATTATCTTTATTAACATTAAGCATGGTTTGGGCATCTGCTCTAATGTAACCACTCATATCATAATTTATAATTTTATTGGCAATCAAATCAGATGCCAGGTCTGCAAGAGCACCTTTAAAATTTGTAGTAACGTTGGCATAATCTGCGACCCAATCCTTACGAGTTTTCATATTAATAGTCCCTTCTACTTCATCGCTAAATTTAGCAAGTTCTGTAGCTGACACAACTATTGCTGCATTAGCATTAGCTCCTGCTTTTGTCACTGCTTCTGCTGATGTGCAAAGTGTCCATGCCATGTTTTTATTAATAAGCCCATATATTTAAATGCTTGTCTTTCTTAGCTAATTCCGCTGCACGAATTAAACCTTCAACTACGTGAGTATTTTTCCCTGATATTTTTACTTTGTGCAATCCGTGTGAGTCTTTTACTAAATCCCATCTTACCGAACGGAGAGAAGCTTTATTTTCATCACTATTAAAGAGGTGAATTTCTCCTCTTTCTCCCATGGCCCTTAAGTTATCGTGCATATCTTCATTATATAATCTTTGTTTTCCCTCTTCGCTGTCGATAGAAATTTGTCTATTATTCATTGCGATAATTCTTCTTTTCATATCGCTAATTAATAGTAGATGGTCGTAAACAGAAACTCCAAGAGTTCCTGAACCTGCATCAATTCCTGATTGTCTGCATTTCCATTTCCGGGTATATTCTATTATTAAGTTTTCGTTTTCTGTTGTTAAAAGCATTCTTTTCATGTAGTGGTCTACTTGGATAAAGTTTTTATCATCAATTCTTTTTATTATTTCTGCTGTGAAATAATCTCCTCCCATTCTTGCTAAATCAAATCCTCCGTAATTTTTTCCATCTTGTTTCATTTGTTTATTCTCGTCGATGTTACAGACTTTATCTATCCAATCGTCGCTGTAAAATTGTCTTTTGTCTAATGATGCAATTCCCAAATATTCCTGAGCATAAGCCATCTCACTCATGTCATCTTTTTCTTCTTTAAGATATTCAATTAATCCTTCTCTTTGTTCTTGAGTCCAACTCTCACTTATTGGTCTGTCTCTTGCAACGGTTTCAGTATCCATCTCCCAAACCCTAAATCTTGCTTTTGGGTCTTTCTTAATCATTGCCTTCTCGTAGTTTTTCCAAAAATATCCTTCTTGTCCGTCAAACGTTCCAAACATCCAGATTCTACCGTTTGTAGTTGCTAAGATTGGTTTCGCGGCTTCAAAAAATAAGTCTGGTTGAAATGGTGCCTCATCAACCATAAGAACCTGACCTTCAAATCCTCTCGAGGAACGCCCAGTATCCCCCACGGGTTTTGCTAATAATATTCTTCTATTTTTATTAACTTTTAAAACTAATCGGTTTAGTGTTGGTTTATCTTTTCCTGTTCCAATAAGTTTTGGATATTTTTGTTGTGCGTAACTTGTAGCGAAGGCGATTAAAAGCTGAGCTTGGTCAATAGTAAGAGATGCACAGACTATCTGAGAAGTTGGATGCGGGTTGTGGTGATTTTTAAGCCATTCCACAGCTTTTTGTGCGAATAAATGTGTTGCTCCAATTCTTCGACCTTTTGCTAATAAGAGGTGATTTGTTTCATCCTTTAATATCTCTTTCTGCCAATCATCTAATTGTATTTCCATTTATTTATCTAGGTCCACTGCCATATCTTTGTGGCTGTCGATATATTCCTGTAAACATCTAAGAAATCCCACACTCATATTTTTCTTTCTTCTGTTTAGAATTGTAATCGCCCAGTGCTCTCCCTTGTAAATATTGACAGTTATTTCTCCTTGAGGTTCATCAGGATAAGATATATGATGTTTTTGAATTACTTGTTTATTTGCCATTCTTTTTTTTTATGCCATTCATTCATTTTTATTCTTTGATTGCATCTTATACAGGGATTAGCCCTGATGGTGTATTTTCCACATAATTTACATTTCATTTGCCATCGATTATAAATTGTGCGAGTTTAATATATTCATTTGCTTTTCTTTCACAAACTCCGTATCTTAATTGGATTTCCATTGAGAATTTCTTTTTATCATATCTTAAATCTTTAGATTCTAATTTAAGAATAGTTACTTTAACCTCGTCGATACGCATTCTTCTTTGAAAGTTTTTTTGCTCTGTTAGTAAACTCATTTTAAATTATATTATAGTGTTGATAAAATTTAATTAGACTCCAAATAAGAAATCCTAAGATAAATGTTCCTGCAGATATAATAAATATTGCATACACTAAAAATAATTTATCTAAGTTTTCCATCATCTATTGCTTTAAAGAACACAACAGACTATATAAATGTTTGTGCTTAATACAGCCTCCAACATGCCTGCCTGCTAATTTAGATAATTTAATAATGCTAGCAGACTGCTGACTGCCTGAAAGGCTATATTGGCTAGCGTGTTACGTCCGTTCTTTATGCATGCTGACATACTCATGCTCTTGTATTAAGCACATACTCAATACTCACACTGGTCTATTTAAATGTCTATTACCAATATTCAATACTCTCTTCTATGGAGATTTAATAATTGAAATTCCTTTATTTTATAATGTTTATAATTGTTTAAGTTTTATAAAGATTTAGAATTTCTTTAGAGTGATAACAGATAAAACGGCTCTTTCCCTGTTGATGATTAGTCCGCTATAGATTTATATACTTTCTTTACTTTAGAAATCTGCAGATTTCTACATTTCTCAAAAGCTATAAAGCTAAATTTGACCATATAAATCATCAACAGGGAAACAAGTAAATACATTCATTATGTGTTAGCCCTGAAACGTCGTGCCCCCAACGAACCAAATCCCCCCTATCCCATTCTTGCGCTTTAGCGCGGGGGGGATTTGGTTATTTGTGCTTTGGGGTGGGGAGATTGGTCTCCATAGGAAATAGAGCTGTGTTAACCTTCGTTTCCTGTGGAAAGCTTATTTTTATGGAGTTATTCGGTACACCGAATAACTTTTTTAGTCATCGCCCGTGCTATTAAATAATGTATACCTTGATTTCCTATGGAGAATTGATTACTCATAAGTAGCGACATTCAGCGTAGGGGGGGAGAGGGGGGCTTAACCCCGCTGACAAATTTTAAAAAAAATAAAAAAAAAAGAAATAAGATTTTAACTTAAGAACTAAAAGCTTTCCTTAGCTTGCTTAACCAACTCAATCGCTTGGCTCATCATATCGCTATACTTTTCGTCGAAGCCTGAATTAATCATCGCAACGAGAATATCTTTTGCATACGAAGTATACATTGTAGTCGTCTTACTCTCTATTTTGATTGGCGCTGGAAATGGTTTTATCACAGCTCTTGGGTAGGGTATTCCATCACTGTCAGTTTTTGAGTATAGTATTCCGTTAGTTTTTACTTCAACTTCAGCTTCAACCGCATCAGCTTTGCCTTCACCATAGAATTTTCTGATATTCAAATAAGGATTTCCTGCTTGGTTTGTAACCTTGCTTTGGACTACTTCCACTTCTATTGGTTTTTCGAGATGGCTCTTTAGCGTTGGCACTAAGGGGAGAACATTGCCATTCATATCTTGCTTAAACGCACTCATAGTGCCTTTATTAGTTCTAAATGTTGTTCTTTTTCCATCCTCGCTATCTTCACATCCGCTTATGATTATTGTTTGTTTTGCCATTTGTTTATTACCTCCTATTTTATTTAGATTAAAGGATTAAAACCATGCCTCGATTATGTCAAATAGTTTTTTTTCAATCTGTTCTCGGGTTCCTTTTATAACTTTTTCATCATTAATTTTTAAAACCTTATCTCCATAGTGGAGATTATATGCTGTCGAATTTCCATTAATTTCTATTTTCATTATTCTTTTTCTCCTTTGATTATTTACTTTCCTTTCTAAACATCTTTTTATAGCAATCATTACATACGCTTTCACAATCTTCAGGTTTCCATCCTTTGCCAAATTCTTCTTCTAATTGTTTTACTGCTTCCTTTTCTGTTAGTCCTTTTTTAAAAACCGTTTCACAAACAGCACATTTAAATTCATTTGCTTTCATTCTTTTTCTCCTTTGATTTTTTGCTTAAGTACCTTAGCATATCTTTTAATTGCTTCTGTTTGTTCTTGTGTCATTTTATATTAAATCTTTTCCCGCGAGTTTATCTAACTTTGTTTTGTGAGCCCTGATGAGTCGAGCCATTTTTGCAATTAAATCATCTTTGCCATAATTATTTATTTTTATCAATGCAATTATATCTAACCCAAAATCATAAAGTTGTTTATCAGTTTCTTTAATAAATTCTTTAACATCTTCTTTTCGATAATAAATATATTTATTTGATTCTAATGGGATATCTAAACTAAACTTCTCTCTTAGTAATAGTTCTTGTTTTTCATCACTTAAAGTTTTCATTCTATCCGAACCCCGCCAAAGTCAATATACCGTCGCTGAATGTATCTTCGCCAGAGTCTTTTTAATATTTGTTTTATCATGTTGTATAGAGCACACACACCTTTATATATCTTTCTTACCCCTTAGAAGTAGCGTCAATAAAGGATTTCCAGCTTTTATAAATTGGGCAGTTTATGTAATCTGTTTCGCAGAGTTTATATCTTCCTTTCTCATTACAATTCTTATTATCACATTCCACTTTTTCCAGTTTCTCTTCGAGGATTTTCATTTTTATTCTACAGGCAAACCGCCAATTTGAATTGCCTTTAAACTTGCGTGGTCAAAAACTATACTTTTTCCTGCCGAAGAAGTGCATCGAACCCATAATTCAAGAGTATCATCAACATCGAAAACATCAATAGTATTAATTGCTGAACCCTCTACTCTGTTTGCAACAGCCATAGTCTGAAACATATGTGCATGAAATAAACTACTAGCTCCATTATTTGCTTTTATCTCAATTTCAAAATCTTGAGATGTTTGACAATGAGCTGAAAAATGAGCAGAGATATCATAGTGTCCTGCCTTTATAATTGTCATATCATTATTTGCCGTCGATAAAGTCATTAAATTAGCATATCCTCCCTCATTAAAAGTTACTTGATACCATTGATTTTGATTTGTGCAAACTATGGTTTGGTCATCTCCTGCAATATTTCCAAAAGGCAATCCTGCCTGCCCATTAAATATCAAACTTCCATTATTTGATATTTCTGCATAATCATCTACTTTATTTCCTAATCTTAATGAAGTTGCAACATCTATAATTCCATTAGTTCCGTCGCTACTTATTTGTAAATCTGTATTTGTTGCACCGATTTTTAAGATTTTGTTATCATAAGGGATTAATAAATTTCCAGTTAAACTGGTATCATCTGCTTTAAAATAGATTGTTCCTGTCAATTGAGCCCCATACAACCCACTAAAATAAATATTTCCTGAATTTATTGTATTTTGAAAATAAATATCATCTTGATAAGGCAATAATCTAAATGCTGAAGTTGTATATCCCGGAGTTGCGATTTTATCTCCTTCAATCAAAAAAGCTCCTGCATTATCGGATATTTTAACCCAATAAGCAGAACTTGGAGTAAATTTTATTTTTCCATCGACTTCTAATTTTTCTTGAGGTGTTAAAGTCCCCACACCAGCCTTGCCAGTTGTTATTAAATCTTCATTTCCAAAACTTATCGTCCCTGTGCTATCTGTGATACTCCCCGACGATAAAGTCATTGTGTCTATGAAAGCATCTCCTGAGAGATAAAGATTTTGGAATTTTCCTATTACCCTTCCCAAATCAAGAGGATTTGCTGTTGTTGGATAAATTGCGGCTACTCCCAAAATGTCGTTAAAATTTATTTCGTCGTCTCCATTATTAATTTTTATTTTTATAGTATTTGCTGGAGCTTCAATATCATATATCACTAAAGTATTATCAAACACAACATTATGCGCTGTTGTTTTTTCTCCGATATGGTCTACGCTAATCTTTTCAAACTCCGGACTTGCAGTGGTCTGAACATCCTGATGAGGATGATTTGTCGTCAGCGTGTCCACAAACGCTTTATTTGCTATGTCTATGTCATCGACAGGGGTTTTTAAGATTGTGCCATCCTTTGTGCAAATATTCTTTCTAACTGCGAAATCATCAAGAATCCCTGCTGACTTATTAGGCTGTGGGGTATTAATTCTTTTTGGATAACTGCGAATTAAAGGATTTTTTGCCATAGAGAATTAAATAAAGAAAACTAACTATTTAAAATTATGCTGCACGAACATATTTTAAAACAACATATCTATCAGCACCAACTCCATCTTCGATAAATAATTGGTGGCTATCTGTAGTGGCTGCGTCGTTTCCTGCATCCATTGCTGCAACTGCCAAAGCCATCGTATTATAAGAACCTACTATAGTAACGGTTAAATCTCCTGCTGCCATTTTAAACTGAAGTCACCACAGCCCAAGATGTAGATGCCGCAGTAAATGCAACATCACAAACATTAATTTTATTTGTAGTTGAATTATAAATTATTGTTCCGAGTTCACACATCATTAAATCTCTTTGTGTAGTTGTAAAATTTGGAAGAATTAAACTTCGAGGATTCAACTGTTCATTTGTTGGATTTGACATCTTTAATCTCCTTTGGCTTTCCCTTTGAAATACACTTCTGTTCTTTATCATCCCATACGCCTCCATTAAGAACACACACATACGCAACAGTCTCCAAATTATCTAAAAATCTTTTAGCTTCATAATTTTCTTTTCCCCTTGCTAATCTTCCTTCTTTTGTCATTTTATTATTTTCTTGTGTTTGTTAATTTACATACTTCGTTTGGTGCTTGAAGCTGGAAAACTCCACGCTCCCACGCTGAAATTAAAGTTGATTTTCCTTCTGTAATTACAGTAGTTGTTTTTAATGCTTCTTTCTGTTTCCAAACCATTCCTTGTTTTGCAACTAAAATATAAGCAGTATCTGCTGTAGTAACTTCACTAACAACAATATCTCCGCCAACTAAACCTGCAACAACTCCGTTCTGAATTGCACTTACTGAGGTAAATGTTGGATGATTTAAAACTTTTGTATTTGAAATAACATTTGTATAATCCTGACCATTTAAAACAATCTTTCCGTTTCCAGCCAAGAAGTCAATACCATCTTCTCTTAACATCTGAATACCATCTAAGAAATCTTTAACTGGGTTTCTGTTATTTTC